GGGACGCAACGTCAGGTGCTTCTTTTTTAAGAATTGTTTTAAGCTCCTTGAATCGTGGGTCACCAACGGTTGCTTCGTACTGCTTCCGTAGGTCATTATCTTCACCGGTTAACCAGGATAACTCCTCCTGAGCCTTCGCTTCAAATGCAGCAGATAACTGCTCCGCTTGAGCTTGGGTCTGAAGGGTGTTTAACTGGTCCGGCAAGAAGGTCTTCTGTGCCTTACGCGCCTGTAACAGGGCTTTACGCACATCAGCCTTTGTGAGATCCTTACCATCTACTTCTGTAACTACGTCATCCGCGGCGTAGGCATCACTTTCAAACAGAATGTCCTCAGCCCACTCAACGATGCTATCGACCTCAACTGCCTTTTCCTGTAATTTCTCAATCGTGTCGAGATTACCGAATGGGTTGTTTTCGATTTTCTTTTTTGCATCAAGAGGGTTTGAGTTCTGATTTAACTGAGCCTCCATTTTAGCAAGTCGCTCCTCAGCAGCTTTACGCTTCGCAGTCAATTCACCGAATCGAGCTACAGCGCGGCTACCTAGCTTCTCTGCTAGTTCCCTTAGGTCCTCCTCGGACATATCGTCCAGATCCAACTGTGAAAGAACATCTGCGGATTCTTCGGGTTCCTCGGTTGCTTCCTCCTCGGCTTCTTCGGTTACCTCCTGGGCTACCTCTTCAACCTCCTCGGTTACTTCCTCGGTTTCCTGCTCCTCGGTTACTTCGGCTTGCTCCTCCTGTGGCTCTTCAGCCTTGGGAGTTAACTCACCCAGTCTCCGCATTGCAAAATCCGCGACGGATATATTAGTATTGTCCACTGAACTTTGGTCTGCCTCAGCGTTAGCAGTTAAGATTTCGTCTGTCATATTGTTTCCACTCATTAACGCCGAGCGATGGCGATGAGCGGATTATAACATAGGCATTTACATTCTTTCTGAATGCGTTGCTCTTAACCGTTCCCAGTTCGCTAACTGAAGGATTTGGTCATACGTAATAATACGACCTGATACCTGTTGAATCGTATCACTGCTGGCTTCGTGAAGCTCCTGAATGGTTTCCTCGCGGAGTTCGTGAACCATCTTAATGAACCGAGCAAATGTCTCGTGATTATGCAGTGCCTTGATGTCGTCCTGTATATTCATACTATCGAGCTGCTGATCGAATTAGTTCAACTGTGCGTGGTCCTCTGGTTTTAACCTGCTTGAACCAATTACTGTCCTTGGCTTCATCAGCCGCAGTAGCGTAGTCATTTTTCTGAAGGGCCTCCTTCATCTTCTTGAACTTGTTAAGCTTGGTTAACCCTAGATTAAATGACATATCCACAAGTGCCTTCTTCACATTCTCTGGACGCCTTGAGAATCCCTTGTCGTATTTCATTGCATCCTTGTAAGCCTTAGTAAGGCTGTGGTTATAAATAATCTTTGTCTCCTGTTTAGTTAGCTTACGACCAGCCGTTAGTTCATTGATATCAATGCCCTGATCCTTGAGGAACCGCCTATTGCTAGCATCCTCAAGATTGAAGCCGATACCAATGGTACGGTTGCCCTTTGTGTCCTTGTAGACCTGTGGCTTATTACCTTCGTTCAGTTCAAGCATCTGGTAATAATCCTGTGCTCTCTTTTCGTCAGCGCGCTTTTGAGCGTACTGCTGCGGTGTCATATTACTTGGCATTTGAGACGTATTGTTTAAGTGCTTTGCGTTGCTCTGGTGTAGCCATTGCGCTTGGGTCACCACTATAAATGCGAGCAAGAACAGTTTGACGCATTGCCTTTGGATTTTTTTCATATTCAGTTCCCTTGAAGAACTTTAGCTGATCCTCAGTTAAATCAAATTGCGGGTCAAAATCATCTTCACGCATCTTTAATCTAAGTGCTTCGTTTTGAGCAACTGCGCTAAGTTCTTTTTTGGATAAACTGCTGTAAGGATTTAATATAACAAATCCATCCTCTGCCGCCATTCCAGCAACTTCTGGTCTACTCCTGAAAAATTCATCCTCTCCCGGGAACAACTTGGATCTAATCTTTTTGCCGAACATTTTGTCCGATACGCGTTTTTGAGCGTACTGCTGCGGTGTCATATTACCCGGCATTATAGACCCTGTGTTTGGATTTCACCCATCTGTGCAGGTGCTGTACCTACGCGACCAATCTGAGCGTTCTGCGCTTGCTGAATCTGGAATGTGTACTGACCAGCGTACTTCTCAAGACGGGCACGGAAGGCTTCGTCACTTTGAAGTCGCTCCGCTACGTCTGGCTGCTGCGTGTACTGCTGAATTGCTTGCATTGCAATCCCAGCACCCGATGGACGTGCAGGCATCTCAATACCTGAGAAGATCTTAGCTAGGTCATCAGTTACATCCTTGATTACCTGCTGCTGTGCTGTCTCAACTGGCTGAAGGACTGCGTCCGCCATAACTGGGTCAATGCTCGCGGCAGCTACATCAAGCAGGCTGTCCACGTTCAATCGACCATTTGCATTCAGTTGGTTCAGTGCAACGAACTGCTGTAACTTAGCCTGGACTGTGTCAGGATCCGTATTCTGTACATCGAAGTTAATCAGGATGTCGAAGTTCTCATCAGGATTACCTTTATCGAGAACCTGCGGATCAGGAATACCTGTTACGCGGAAGAAGATTTCATCGGGTCCAAATCGCTGGAAGCACTTAAATGCCATACGAATCACCTCAGCGGTATGGCTAAGGAACTTGTCCACAAGGAACTGTTTACGTACCTGGCTGATGCTGGAAGTCTCATCCAGTCCAACCAGACGATCCGCGAGCTGCATAAGTGTATTCTCCATCTCCAGGGAGCCGCTGTTATAGGACGGCGTTGGCGCGAAGTCCAAATCACCCTTACGGCGATATGGAATCATACGACCAGGTCCCCAGTCAGTAGGAGCCTGCCCTACTGGGTGCAGGATTGGTGGCAGCGTAGCTAGGCTGTTGCGGTCCACGCGTGAGTCACGCTCAACCTTTACTTGATTCTGGATACCCCGAAGAACCGAAGGGATAGTCATCGTGTCATATAGACGCTTGCTGTCCTCGGACAGCTTGGTGACAACTACGGGATAATCCTCGTATCCGTTAAGAAGCTCAAACTTAGCGTAGCCCTGCGTCATCTCATCGCCACTGAACTCACGGTGGAATACTGTGCAGTAAATGCCTTCAGCACCATCCTCCTGGTCAATTAGACGCTGGTATCCGTAACAAATCTCGATTAGCTCCTCAGCCTCGTAAGCATTATCAGTAAGGCTGATACTGCGACGACCTTCCTGCTCGCGGTCAATGCTATTAACATTAACGCCTCGGTACTTCTCAATAACGTGCTCAACGAATCCTTCATCCCATCCATCGGTTACTACCTTATTCTCCAGTTCCTGTGGGGTATAATACGTACGCCAGAAGCAGTAAGGAGCGCGTTGTGGGTCCGTTACATAGGGTGGAAAGAAGAAGTCCCCATCAGGGGCTAATGTCTTTACGTCGGGTGCGTTTACCTGACGGCGCACAACTGGTAATTCGGCTACGCCATTCTTGCGTAGTTCCTTGATTGCCTTCTTGGCTCGCTTCGTGGATGTGCCTTCAAATACAGTTTGCAGCAAAGAAACCAAATCGTCGTCCATCTCGCCACTGTTAATAGCATCGGCTATTTCTGGTGACATCTGTGCAATCTGGTTTAGGTCCAGCTTCTGGAGGAATCGACGATCCTCCTGCTGCCATCCTACGTAAGTAATAAGTACACCGCGCTCAAGAAGGTAGTTAGCACCGAGTTCCATCTCGCGGTAAAAGCGTGGAATATATCCACTGGATACCATCCACTTGAGGAATCCTGATACCAGTTTACTGCGGGCAATATCACCACTCTCAATTGGGAATGCTCGTACATTCGCGCGGTTCAGCGCGGACATAAACAGTGATACTAATCGGGTGATGCGCTCATCAATGACGTGGCACTCCATATCGGATGCGCCCTCCCAGGGGAATGCGTCAGCCCCGTGCTTACGGTGATCACGGCTCTTGCCCGGCCACCAGTTGCGCCGATCGTCGTAGCTCGTACGACATAGGTCAAAATAGGATTCAAGCTCCGTTACCGTCTGGTCATAAGCGTAACGGAGAGTCTTGATATCGGGTTCGTCCTGGAGGTAAGTCAAGGACTCAGAAATTGAATCATTCAGCATCTTCTGTGTTTATTCTTTTTTGTATTCCTTTGAGCAAACGGATAGTATAACTCGATGATACGCCTATTGTATCACACATCTCTTCATTGGTCATCGGCAGCCGAGTTTGGTGCAAAACGTACCGCCGAAGTATCTCCCAACTAGCTAACCTATTAGTTTGCTCCCTGCACCATCTGCGATCCAGGGTTATGTCCTTATTTTCCGACATACCGATAGCTTACGCCTTTTGTGTCCTCAATCGCCTCAAAGGTTACCTCCTTACCGACCAGTCGACCCTGCCACTTGCGTGGGATCAACATATTTACACGGCGACCAATTTCCTTGTTGTACACCACGTTATACTTCGGGTTCGGGCATTCCTGAAGTACCTTGCCGATGTAGTGCTTAGGAATAATCTCATCGATCATAAAGGACTCCTCAAGGATGGCTGTACCCTCCTCGTTGACCCAAGTGTTCTTACCTTTACCCGTAAGTGAACCCTCCGGCAGCTTCTCAGTAGCGATACGCATCGCCTCCTCGAACTCAACCTCCTGCTCCTCTGCAATCTTTGTTAGTTTCTTCTTAGCCATCAATAGCCTCCTTTACCTGTATTAGTTGTTAGCATTTCGTTTGAAGTGAAGTAGTCCGGACCCATTCCAGCGTTGGACATACGTAAATACCTAATAGCGTCAAAGAAGTCCTTCAGTGCCTCGTCGGACTTCCCTGCTGAGTTGTAGTTAATGATGCTATCGATCAAGTTACCGCAGTCCTCGTGAACGTAGCACAGTGGGCGATTAGCCTCATCAATCTCGTAGTTCGGACTGTAATTGAACCACTCATCCAGAGCCGTGCAGCCAATCTGCTCAGTCTGACCATCGGATGGTATAAAGTTCATACCGTAGTCATAGAACCGAGTAAATAGGTCCACGTTGTTCTCATTCTCCTTGGCGAAGAAGCGGGAGTCCCCGATGCGCTCCATTACTTCTATTCCGAGGTCACTCTCAATCTCCTTGAAGAGTTCAGCGTACCTCTCAACATCATATCCGAGTTTTTTAGCCGCTGGACCGTATCTCCACTTAGGGTCACCGAATAACGCCCACTCCCCGTACGTAGCTCTGTCAGGCCATTCCCTGCGGATAAATATCTCACCTTGCTCGGATACCCCAGCCCAGATGCTTACGTAGTTCCTCGCGAAGGCGGGGTCAACCACCTGATACC